CAATCCCCAGCACTACTTCCACTAATATTTCCGGAAATATAACTATGGAGGCAGTAATAAAAAGAGATGCCGATGTAGCACAAGTAGTTATGCATAAAGAGTTACAATACACTCTCTACATAGCAGCTGATGGAAGTATATCGTATGCTGATAGTAGTTACTGGTCTTATGCAGCTTTTGGGTTCCACGGAACTTCAATTATTTCAGGACTGTACCACCATATAGTGGTTACTAAAGAAGGAAGTCTAGTTACAATCTACGTAAATGGAAATGTAGTAGTATCTCAAAATTTCGGTAGTGCAATAACACAGACTAGTAACACTCTATACATAGGGTCTTATGACGGAAGTCTATACTTCTTCGGAGGAGAAATACCAGTAACAAGAATATACAACAGAGCACTAACGGCAGCAGAAGTAAAACAGAATTTTAATTTCTATGATGCAAGATTTGGAATTGAAATAGAATCTACATACTATTTTGCAGTAAGTAATAGATTTACTAGACTTAAACAACGCTACCTAGATGCGTATAACGTACAACAGTTAATACAGGGTAAAACTATGGCTACTACAACACCAGCTTATATATTATACCAAAAACCAGATGCAAGTAATGGAATTATAGCCAACTATACCCAAGTAGCTAGTGACCTTATTGGATCACCTAGTAGGATTACTCAAAATGGAGTACAGACTTCTTACAGTAATGGAAGGTACCTTACAACAGTTAATGTACATAAAAGTAAAAAAGGTGGTAGACTCTTTTTTAATTTTCCAAATGGAGGAACTACGCAATACGGAAAAGCTTTCTATAAAACAATAGTAACACCTTATGTACCTTAGATAATTTTTAGTGCTATTTATATATGTCCTGTTTAAATTGGGTGAATTGCTGGAACGTCCTTAGAGCTTTAACTACCAAAGTGTAACAATGTTAAAGATTGGAAAATCAGCAGCCAAGCTTGAGATACATCTCAAGAAGGTTCAGAGACTACTGGAGAGGTAAAGTCCTCTTAATAACCAGCTAGAGCGCCCAACATGCTTACAAAGCATGATGATATAGTCCGACCTGTGTAGAAATACACAGTTAACAGAAGTGAGCGCTCTTTGCGAAGGATAGTCACTTGGGGAAACCCGTAATAGTTTTAAATTAAGATTAATAGAATATGAGTACATTTGAGAATAGAAGATGGTTAATACTGCCGACAAGTGCAACAGGATCAATCGATTTCAATCAAGTATTAGAATCATCACCAGAAAGTCTTAGGCTATCTGTAGATGGTACTAAAACCTTTATTAAGTATGAAATCAATGAAGTACTAGAGGATCAAACCTATACAGGAATTAATCCTGAAACAGGTGAGGAAACAACACATACAATTCTAGCAGGGGTATACGGAAGACCAGGTATCTACCAAGAAGGAGATACAGAGTACACTCATCAAGAAATTCTTACTATATTATCAACAGAGGAATGGTCAAAACCAATCGAAGACTTAAGACAATAGTATGCCAGATATTAGAATAGTACCCGGAAATGCAATAATGAGCTTTACAAGTTCATTAAACTTTATAGAAAAACTAACACAAGATCCTTCCGGATCTCTGACTCTTTTTGGTTCAGGATCAGTAGGAAGAACAGATTTATTTTCAATAGACGGAAATAACGGAAGATTATTTTCAGTATCTGACGATTTATCTGATTCTTTATTCTCAGTAAATACAATAGCTGGTTTACCAGTTATAGAAGCATTTGCAGACAATACAGTTAAAATAGGTAAATACGGAGCAGAAGCAATTGTAATTTCTGGATCTAATAACTCTCTACAATTAAGCGGATCTATTAAAGCAGTTTCATTAGGAACATCTGCAGATACAAACATAGTAGTCTTTAATACAACTTCAAAAGCCCTAGCTTACAATACGGCATTAAGCTTAACCGGAGCAACCGGACCAATAGGAGTAACAGGAGCAACTGGACCTATTGGAGTAACCGGAGCAACTGGACCTATTGGAGTAACCGGAGCAACCGGACCAATAGGAGTAACAGGAGCAACAGGTCCTTCCACAGCAATTAATGCTACAAACGATACAACCACAACACTTTTATATCCAGTAACAGTAGCAGCCGCAGGAAGTAATCAAACCCCTAAAGTTAGAACAACTGCTACTGCATTTAGTTTCAATGCAAGTTCAAACACACTTTCAGCAACAACATTTGCAGGCTCAACACTAACATTAGGAAGTCACAGTATATATAATTACATCACTTCTTTAGTAATACAAGCTTCCACAGGTACTACTATACAGTTAGGAGGAGGACCAGGAAATATACAGAATAACGTAAATGTAGTGAACGGAACTTTAGCAGCCGGTACTACCTCCCCACAAGGAAAATTTCACGTTTATCAGAGTACAAACTTAGGAGGAACTGCAGGAAATAACTTAATTCTACAGACACTACAAAATACAGGAGGATCTGGAGGTAATAATGTTTACATAAAAGACTATGCATTAAGAGATGCTACAGGAACAACCTGGACAACTTGGAGACATCATAACTCTATAGATATTGATGGATCTCACAATACACCAGGTACTAATACAAAAGCATTTTACGAAAGAGATCCGCTTTCAGGATTACATGAATTCGGACAAGAAGGTACATATGCAGTAACTATCGATGGTGTTAATAGTAGATTAGGAGTTGCAACTAGAACACCAATTAGAGAGATACAGGTAGGTGACTTTACCGGAAATCGTGAAATATGTATTGGGACATCTACTACAGGGTTTGGATCTGTAGTATTCGGTGATGGAGCATCGGGTAACGATCCTTGGAGAGGGTACTTATCCTACAACCATAGTGGAGATTACATGGTAATAGGTACTACTAACGGTGAAAGAGTAAGAGTGACGTCAGCAGGTGCTATGGGATTAGGAGTAACCCCAACTAATACATCAGGTAGATTTGAAGCTTCAAATGATATAGTAGCATATTCTTCTTCAGATAAGAGGTGGAAAACCGGTATTAAAAGTATAGATTCTCCATTAGAAAAAATATCTCAAATCAATGGAGTTGAATTTGATTGGATAGAAGACGAACCAGTACATGGTAATAAAGGACATGACATAGGAGTTATCGCTCAAGAAATTGAACTAATACTTCCAGAAGCTGTTAAAACAAGAGAAAGCGGAATGAAAGCTGTAAAGTATGAAAAAGTAATTCCACTTTTAATTGAAGCAATTAAAGAACAGCAAAAACAAATCGAAGAATTAAAACAGATTGTAAATGGCATTACCGGGTAGTGGACCGTTGAGTATAGGAGAGATAAGAGATGAGCAAGTTAACTATGGAGGCTTTAGCTCAACGTTCAGTCTTAGGCAATTAAGCTTAAATGCAGGTAAATCAACACCGGATGCTGTAAGTGAGTTTTATGGGTATAGTGCTCTAACGTATACCTATTACGCTACCTGGGCTTTGGACGACCCTTGCTACTATAATTACTTAGATATAGTATACGGAAGCGATGGTAAATACTATGTAGATAGCAGTGGATATACATTAATGTATGATTATAGCCCAGCATCTACCTGGTATGAATATCTATACTATGACCCAAACTTTACTACTAACGTATACGACCAATGGGTTATTGACGGTACATCTACAACACTATCAAACGGCGGACTAGCATTTTCCGGCTGCTAACACAGTAAATATATGATACAGAAAATACAGGCATTTCAAATACCGGGTAAAGGAACAGCTACAGAAGCAAAAGTTGAAGTACAAAATCGCTTTACAACACAAGATAAAGCAGTAATTTACTACGACTTAAGAGATAAATCTCAGACAAGTAGTGCACGCGTACTCGCCACAGGAGAAATAGTCACTCTACCTTATAAAATACTATTTTATCAAAAGATAAGAGTTACAGGGAACGATCGTGCAGCAGCAATATCAGATATAAGTCTTGCAACAAATATAGTGTTTAGAGAGAGAACAGATATAGTAAAAGACTCAACAGATACAAATACATACAGGTACTTTGCAGTTAGAAATAAGATGACTCAGAGAGGGCGTAATGGAGGTAGACAAACTGTAGATAGAGGTGCATATAGACTATACGAGAAACCATCAGCATCTCAAACAGGGCTAAATAATTACACTCTTTTAAGTGAATCATTAGGAGAGGCTGTTGATAAAATACCTGTCTATGGCCCTAAAGGACAGCTTATTGGATATGAAGATAAGTACCTAACAAGTAATTATGGAGCAGGTATTATAGACATACAAGTAACCATACCTACCTCAGGACAACCTACATATACAGTAGCTTCTAATAGTAGAGGAGATAATTTTTATATTAATTTAATACAGCCATATTTATAATAACAAAACGTCCAGATTAAATCGGGTGAATTGCTGGAAAGTCCTTAGAGCCTCAAGTACCAAAGCGTAACAATCTTGAGGATTGGAAAATCAGCAGCCAAGCTTAGGATACATCCTAGGAAGGTTCAGAGACTACTGGAGAGGTAAAGCCCTCTTAATAACCAGCTAGAGCGCCCGACACTTGTAAGAGTGATGATATAGTCCGAACTTTATGGAAACATAAAGATAACAAATTGGGAGTTACGGCTCTGGATGACCAAACTAAAAACAAATAGATTATGACAAATTACACTTGGACTATAGGTCCATTTGAATGTACCCTAAACCAAGACGGATTAGAAAAAATAGTAACAGTAGTACATTGGAGACTAAGAGGTACCGATGAAGACGGAGTATGGGCGGAAACTTACGGTACTCAAGTCGTAGGACACCCAGCCCCGGAGACATTTACACCATTTACCGACCTATCACAAGAACAAGTAGAAGGATGGTTAGAAGCATTAATTGATGTAGATGGTATGAAAGCAAGAATTGATTCCGAAATCACCACACTTAAAACCCCTGTAGTAGCAACTTTAGCTGCTCCTTGGAATACACCAGTTGAAACACCGGTAGAAGAAGTAGTGTTGGATACTCAAGAATAATTTACTATATTAGAATATTAATCGATTAGTATAAAATAAGTTTTATGAAAAACAAAAAATTAACACAAGAAGAGATGTCTCAAATTGAGACAGTTAAGGAAAAAAGTCAAGCACTTGTACAGGAATTAGGTCAAATTGAATTATTAAGATTAGATTTAAAGAGTAGAAAAGATAATGCACTTGCTTTCTTAGATGAATTAAAACAAAAAGAAAGAGAGTTAGCTCAAGCATTAGAAGCTACTTACGGAAAAGGTACAATTGATCTTGAAAAAGGAGAATTTACACCTCTAGTATAAGATAAAGAGTTAAAATAGCAATTACTATAAAAAGTATAGAGAATATAAGGAGGGTTTCGACTCTCCTTTCCTATTTATTAAAGAATATAGAACCTATCACTATAGGATGGTTTACCAAAACCAGATGATATTTATAATAAATTAAAAAACAAATTTATAAAACATGGCAGAATCAATTATCTCTCCAGGAGTATATACAAGAGAAAACGATATCTCTTATATCACACCAGCACCAATTCAGGCAGGAGCAGCATTTGTTGGACCAACAGTTAAAGGGCCGAATAACCAGCCTCTCATTGTTACATCTTATAGTGACTACGTAAGAAAGTTTGGTGAAACATTTTTATCAGCTTCTAACAAGCAATACGAATTCCTTACTTCTGTAGCAGTTAAGAACTATTTCCAAAATGGTGGGCAAACAGCCTTAGTAACCAGAGTAGTATCGGGATCATACACAGCAGCTAGCAATACAACAATTTCAAGTGGAATTTTAGCTTCAACAGCATCTCTTGCAATCTCTAGTGCAAGCTTAGCACCATTCATTACACCATCAGGAACTTTTACATTAAACGGAGTTACCCTTGCAGTATCAGGAGGTGTAGCACAAGTAGGAACAGGTGCATTAATTAATGCAGCAAACTTAATGTATATTCCAACAGGATCTACTCCTCAAACAACAATTAACAATATTGTTAACTCTATTAACGTTAGTGGATCAAACGCATTCTACAGTGCTAACCTATCTAACATATCAGCAAGTATAAACGGTACTACAGGATTAGACTTATTTACATCTGCTTCTCAAATAGGAACAAATGTATTATCTACTGTGTTGAATGGGTATAGTTATGTATCCGGAAGTACTACTACTTATTTTAGTGGAGCAACTGGAACTGCAGTATTTCAAATACAAACTTTAGGAAAAGGAACTATATATAACAACTCAACATCAGCTACAGATTCAGGAGCTTTAAACTCAGATGGATCTTTAGTATCTGGATCTGCAGATAACGTAAGATGGGAAATTGCAAACGTAAACAATGCATTAGGAACATTTTCTTTAATTATAAGACAAGGAGACGATAGTGCAAATAATAAAACTATCTTAGAGACATTTACTGTAAATCTTGATCCAAATTCAGATAATTACATTGAAAAAGTAATTGGTAACCAGTACGTAACAGTAGCTACGGACTCAACTTCAGGAGTATCATATAACACTACAGTAGGTGAATATCCAAATGCTTCTAACTATGTTAGAGTAAGTGCAATTAATTTACCAACAAACTACTACTTAGCAAACGATGGTATAACAGTTAACAAAGATGCAAACAACCTATCATACTCAGCATCATTACCGCAAGTAACCTCAGGTTCATTTTACGGAGCATCAGGAGCAGTTAAAGCAGGAGCTAAGTTCTTTGGAGATATTACAAATACATCTACAGATGCACAAGGATTAGTAGCAGCAAACTATAATGTAGCTTTATCACTACTTGCAAATAAAGATGAGTACCAATTTAATATTATATCAACACCAGGTCTAATCTACAAAAACAGTGCTTTCACTTCTATAGTAAACTCTTTCATTTCATTAGCAGAAAATAGAGGAGATTGTATCGCAGTAATAGACTTAGTTGGATTGAGCGAACCAGCAGTAACAAACGTAACAGCACAAGCAGCTTCATTGAATAGTTCATATGCAGCAACTTACTGGCCATGGTTACAAATCAAATCTGCTACAGGTAGAAACGAATGGACTCCAGCAGGAACAGTTATTCCAGGAGTATATGCATTTACAGATGCAGCTTCAGCACCATGGTTTGCACCAGCAGGACTTGTAAGAGGTGGAATTGGAGGAGTAATTCAAGCAGAAAGAAAATTAACTAAAGGTGATAGAGACACTCTTTATGCAGCTAAAGTTAATCCAATCGCTACATTCCCAGGAACAGGTATATCAGTATTCGGACAGAAAACTTTACAAACTAAAGCATCAGCTTTAGATAGAGTAAACGTTAGACGTTTATTAATAGAACTTAAGAAGTTCATTGGTGACCAAGCAAGAAACTTAGTATTCGAACAAAATACTATAGCAACTAGAAATAAATTCTTAGCGACGGTTAATCCTTACTTAGAATCAGTAGTACAAAGACAAGGTCTTTATGCATACAGAGTTGTAATGGACGATACTAACAACACAGCAGACGTAGTTGATAGAAATCAATTAGTAGGTCAAATATTTATCCAACCAGCTAAAACAATTGAATTCGTAGTATTAGACTTCACAATTGAGCCAACAGGAGCAACTTTTGGATAATATTTAGAAAAACAGATATTTATAATTAAATAAGTAAAAATAAAATGGCAGTATTAGATCCAAATGAAATTATGTTTAGAGCCTTCGAACCAATGGTTCAACACAGGTTCGTAATGTATATAGACAATATCCCAGCATTCATGATTAAAAACGTGAAAGCACCTAACTTCACAGATTCAGAGATCAAACTTGATCATATCAACTCTTACAGAAAAATAAGAGGAAAAAGAAACTGGGAGAATATGGATATGACTTTATACTCACCAATTACACCTTCAGGTGCTCAAGCAGTAATGGAGTGGGCTCGTTTAGGATACGAATCAGTAACAGGTAGAGCTGGGTATTCAGATTTCTATAAGAAAGATTTAACTTTAAATATTCTAGGTCCTGTAGGAGATATCGTAGGAGAATGGATTATTAAAGGAGCTTTCTTAACAAAAGGAGATTTTGGACAATTTGACTGGACTTCTGCTGACGGTATAGTAGAGATTCAAATTTCAATTGCAATGGATTATTGTGTATTAAATTACTAATACCATTCAAAATAAAATTAACAAGCCTGGCAGTAGCCGGGCTTTGTTGTTTTAAAAAAGTTTTATTCGTATATTTATATATA